GATGTGGACTTTCTTAAAAGAAAGAGTAATTTCATCCCAGAAATTGGTAGAAGTATCGGTAAGTTGGATGAAAACTCTATTTTTAAGAGTCTCCACAGTAATCTTAAGTCTAAGAGTGCAACACCTGTAGAGGTTGCTACAAGTTGTGTGGAAGGCGCATTACATGAGTGGTTTGCATTTGGCAAAGACCACTATGAAATGCGCAGGGAACAGATGAGGAGAGTTTGTGAAAGAGCAAATATCCCCATCACTGTGCTTGACATTACGTTTGAAGATCGTGTTGAGCATTGGAGGGAAAAATATCTTCAGAGGTAGAATAGTTACAATAATGCAAGTGGATTCTCCTTATTTTCATGTGTGTATTCTGCATTGATACATGTATATAGTTTCACATTTCTATAAAAATTGTACAAAAACAATCCTGTAAATCATAGGCGTTTTTCCCCTTCGCAAAGTCATAAAGGGGCCCAAGACCAAGAGGAGGTCTATAATTGTCCTTCAGCGCTGGATGGCGCGATAGATTGTGTGGCAAGTGGAGTGTCATTGTTATTAATGATTACCACAGCCTACGCTCTCTACGACATGCTTGCACCTTTGCGAGCTCGTATGTCACACCCACCGGAAGAAGAGATTGTCTTTTCTCCTGGGGACCCGTTAGCTCCCCAATCCCAGGAACAATGTTGTGGGCAATTTTTGGAAAATTACCCACTTCACCATGAATTATGGTTTGGTCCTGGAAGAGTAGTACCCACTGCTCAAAAAACGAGACAACAGTCTCAAATCAAACCACAGTCTAGTGAATCTACAACCAGTCACAGAACTAGCACTCAAAATGTTAGTTTCCATGACTATTCACCTGGAACAACCGTTGCTGTGCATTCAGAATATGATGAAGTTCATCGAGAAACAATCGTAAATGATTTGGATCTTAATAATTTTTTCTCACGTCCTATCCTTGGGCGAAGTTTTGAGTGGACAGTAGGTTCTGGTCCGGGCTATTTGTTTGGATTCAATCCATGGACATGGTTTTGGAGAAATCCTCGTGTTGCTAATCGAATCTCCAATTTTAAATTGTTGAGAGCGAAGTTGCACATCAGAGTCTTGATAAACGGATCACCATTACATTACGGTAGGGCAATGATGTATTATACCCCATTGCATAACCAAGATGATGTTGGTCGTCAATCTGGATTCGAGGCATTGGAGAATTTGCCTAATAATTCCCAAAAACCGCACATGTGGTTGAATCCTACAACTAGCCAAGGAGGTGACATGGAGTTGCCATTTTTGTGGCATAACAATGCTCTTGATTTACCAACTGGTGAATTTGATGAAATGGGTGAACTCGACCTTGTTGCTTGCACACCTTTGAAACATGCGAATGGGGGTACTACCCCTGTTTCTATTACTGTTTTAGTGTGGGCAACCGATGTCGTTTTATCTAGTCCTACATGTGCCAATGTCGACGGCATTTCGCCTCAATCAGATGAGTACTCTAATAAAGTATTCTCAGTCAAGGCTTCCAACATTGCCTCAGCTTTAGACAAATTGTCTTCTGCCCCTGTGATAGGTCCATATGCCCGAGCAACTTCTTTAGGTGCTTCAGCCATGTCTGCATTAGCAGCTCTTTTTGGCTTTAGTAAACCTGTCGAGTTGGATCGGTGTTTGATCGTTCCAAAAACGGTTAATGACATGGCTGTTACTAATGGCAAAGATGATTCGCACAAGTTGACACTAGACCCAAAGCAAGAACTTTCTATCGATCCTCGTTCATTTGGTCTTTCCAATGTGGATGAGATGGATATAGGGTATATTGCTTCGAAGGAAAGCTATGTGACTACGTTTGTGTGGACTCCTGAACTTTCCCCCGCAGGTTCTTTACTGTGGAATTGTATCGTGGATCCTTCTATGTACAACGTGTTCGCAGCAACTCCTCCTGACATACCAAAACTCACCATGACAGCATCTTGTTTTGCTGCATTGCCATTTCAATATTGGAGAGGTTCTATCAAGTACCGTTTCCAAGTTGTTTGTAGTGCTTTGCATAAAGGTCGAATTCGCGTGGTGTATGATCCTGAAATTGAAGTTTCCAACAACGATCCCAATGTCACAACTCCTGAATATAATTTAGGGTATCAGACAGTGGTTGACATTTCAGAAACTAAAGATTTTGAGGTTACAGTCGGTTGGGGTCAAGGGTCATCTTACAGGCATACAGCTTTGTTTGATGGTGTTAAGCCTGTTCATAACACAACGGCTCTGAATTACAATTCTTCCACTTTGAAATGTGGAAATGGAGTTCTTGCTGTGTACGTTTTGAATGAGGTTAACAGTCCCAGTATTTCTATGGATGATTGCTACATCGTTGTTTCTATGGCTGCAGGGCCTGATTTTGAAGTAGCTGTTCCTACTGGAAAACCTTTGAACCGTTTGCGATATCGCACAAATGCTGATGTAAA